AGCCCAGTCCAGGGCACAACTCCTCGTGTGTTTGAGGAGGTAACCTCTCGGTTTGTAGTTTATTCAAATAAGCAAAAGCGGGTAAATCTCAAAACCCCGCTAAAGCATCAGGTGTGTCTGTACATCACATAGCCAGAGCGGCCATTGCAGGAGCAATACGCCGTACGGATGAATACACCCCCCGAGCAAACTGCGCCGCCTGGACAATCTTCCCGTGGTTGGAAGGGTCAGTGGCCCACCGTGCAAGCGGGCCAAGGCGGTGCAGCGTAGCGCTGAGAGGCAGCGGCGTAACCGGGCCGCGGCTAGAGGTGACAATCGCGCTATTGGTGTTGTTCGCGAGCTTGATTGGCTGCCATTCCCAGACAGCAGTGATCTCGAACGAGACAGTGTTAGCGGGAACACCAACAAAGCCCAGCTGAAGGGTGGAACCCTCCGGCGGAGCATAAGCCGGCGTGGCATTGCCTTCCGTAACAAACGTCTGGTCCGTCTCCGCTGGACACCAGCGGAACTCGTGCATCTCCGACCCCAGCCGGACATACCGCGCAGCACTGGCGGCGTAGCCAGGCGCGGCAATGCCGGGCACTTCGGCCGAGGCAAGACTCGGCCCATCCAAAAGATTGCCGAAAACCATGCCAGCACGGTTGAGTTCACTGCCCGTGTAATAAATCTTGACGCAAGCGGCAACGCAGCGGAAAGTGTCAGACACAACGGCCAGCTGAGCGGGAATTCCCGTCGCCGACACAACCGACAGAGCGCCACCAGAAGTGGTGGCGGTCGTCAATCGCGTCGGCTGATTTGACCAACCCGGAGTAAACTCCAGGACTGCGTCCACCGCTGTTGACAGCGGGTACACGAACTGCTTGGTGCGCATGAGGTAACCAGACCCAGTGCCACCATAAGTGGCAGGCACAAGGTCTGCTGCGCACGGGTCGTTCAGCAGGCGCAGATACGCGGCTGTGGCTGCATCGATGGATGAGCCCAGCACGCGCGCATTGCCGGCCAAACGACGA